GCTCGTCCCACTTTCCTACGAATTGCGTCGGTTCTTCTGTTTGCTCCTATGAATGCTCTTCTTGCCATTAGTATTGCTCGTTTGCTCTTTCTTGTAATGCTCCGTCTGCTATTTCTCTTTCGATTGGGTCCGGGTCATTTAGTAATATGTCAATTAATTCTTTGTTTGATATTCCATCACTTCTAAAATCTGAAGCTGCTCCATCACTAAGAAGTCCTTGTAGATATGGTGTATCGTCATCATCATCTATTACGACATCACTATTATCAGTATCCTCATCTCCATCAATTTTATATAGTTTTGGTATAATGATTTGACCACCTACCATATTTTGTGTGAACCCTCTATCTTTTGGGTCTATATCAAATTCTAAAACTTGCGGGTCTTTTGGGTCAAATTTTATAGAACCCATATTTTGTCTACTTATTGGTTTATATTGAATCATCTCACCCATTTCAATAAACTCTTGTATGTATTCTGAATTTTTTATTTTATCATTAAGCTGTAATATAAATTCTGTTCGGTCTGGTGAAGTTTCTACGAGTTCATATTTCATTTCTTTAATGAATACTTCTTCACGCATAGTCTTGTCTGATTCATCACCAGTTGCTTTAAAAAACTTTACTTCATCATTTACTACATCTCTTTCAACTTGACCATCAAAAATTGTTCCTTTTCCATCTACAAATTGAGTAGTTTCTCTACCAGCTAATCTTCTAAGAAACTTATATGTAACATTGTATTCACCTTCACTAAATCCTAAATCTCTTAGGTGTTGTCCTACATCAAGGTCTATGAAATCCCCGTCATTTTGAAAGTTAACTTCATTAAGACCCATAATTTTACTGATAAGGAAACTACCTTCCATATCATAAACATATAGAACCATAAAATCACTTTCAAAGTCTCTACCCCAACTACTATAAACTTTTTCTGGATTAAAGTATTGGTTTCTTTCTTGTTGTGTAAATCCGTATTCTAATGCCATTATTTTTCATCTCTCTGGTATGGAAAACCTAATTGTAACCAAATCTCTTGTCCTCGTCTTGTATGATATAATTGTTTGTTAATTACATCATCATACTGATAACCGGCTAAATCTTTTTTTAATGAACGATAGTTGTGTCTATGACTTCTACCACCACCTGGTCTTTTCTTTTTACCTTTTTTTGTGAATTTCTTTACTTTGATTTTGTCTTGTCTGAATGCTTTCCAACCTTCTACATTTTTACCACCGATAGGACCCTCAGTTTTAAAAAATGTATTTAATACTGAGTGTAGTTTATCGGTTGACATATCTGGTGTAAATTCTTCATTAAAGTAAATATTCATAACTTGAATTAGATTATCTCTTTTTGTCAGTTGGAATTCTACCTCTTCGTCTGTTGCTTCGTCGATAACATCATTTTCTTCCTCATCATCTTCTTCCTCATCTTCTTCTGGTTGAAAATAATAAGTAAATTCATTATCTATTTCTCCTTCAAAAAAGTATTGTGCATTTTCTAAACGAACTTGTTCAAACTCTTCTTCTAATGAAACACCAATCGTTTCACTTTCAAATGAAACTAAAAATCCCTCATCATCTCTAAGTGGTGTATTGGCATCTATTGAAGCAGAAATAGATTGTTGTTGTTTTAAAAATTCTATTTCTTTTTGATATTCTATTTCAGCACCATTAAGTATGTTGCTGTATAGTTTAGATTTTTTTGCTGCTTCACTTGGTAAATATGGCATTGTTATCTCACAACTCTAAATTCATAATTGTCATCATAGTAATTTATTTGTTCGTCAGTTGTTCCACTTCCACTAACTACCTTAACACAAAAACGATAATTTCTTTCTGCTTGAAATGCATTCATTTGAACTCTAAAAAAGTTTCCGTCTGAATCACAACTAATTCTTGAACCACTACCAAAAGGTATAATTACTTCTTCGGTATCAGCGTCTCTTACTTCATATTCTACTGAAGCACTTGGTAAATATTTAACACCCAATTCACTTGGCGTTGCGCTAAAACTTGATGAAGGATAAAGTTCTCTACCAACTACTCTAAATTTTACAATTGACTTTTCTTTGTATTCTGTTTTCATATTTTTAAAGTAAACTTTTAATCTTTCTAAGTCTGTTGAACTTAAAGCAGATAAACTTCCTGTTGACCAAGAACTATCGTCCCACTCTGCTTCTAATTTAGGTGGATAGATTGTATGGGTTTCTCTTGAGAAATATTGTAGATTTCCTAATCTTGAACTATCACCCTCTTGTCCGGTATTAAAGTCAAACATAGATGAACTTGGGTGGTCTCCATAAGAACCACTATCTTCTCTTTTGACTATAAAACCATTATTAGGATAAACTGAACTTGAATATATAAAGTTGTTTACCATATCGGTAACATCTGCCCTAACATCTTTTTTATCAAATGTTAAGTTGTATGATGATGACACTTCGTATTGTCCACTACTCGCCGTAAACCAAGAACCACCGTCAGTCAATACTGAACCCGTTACCCAAGGTGTTTTTGCCTCGTGGTCACGATATTGATAGGTCGCTCCATTTTGTGTTACTGGGTCGTGGTCAAGTTTTCCTGAACCTTGTTTCCAACTACCACTAACCATATAAATGTGTAGTGATTGTTCAACTTCAACTTCATCTGATGTTGCGTCAAATAAATTTAAATAATATTTTGCCGTAGAAGGTATTTTTCCGTCTTGAACTGATTTAGAAATAAAACTTAAATCAAAATCAATCAATACTCTTGATACATTTCCTACCGTACCATTATTGTTTACAACTTTATTTATTTCTAATATTTCATCAATACCCGTATTTCTGGAAGCTGTTGTTCCGCCAGAATAAAGTGTTGTATCTCTTTTTCCAAATTCAAAATAATGCATTATCTATCTCCCACTACTCTACCCTCAATATCTGTATTAGGGAATTTAAGTTCAAATATACTTGGGTCTAATGAAGGATAAACGATTCCGTCTTTTGTAGCAGAAATCATATCATAAATGTTACCACTATATCCAAGACCAGTTTCAAATTTATTCTCAATAAGTATAAGTTCGTTGTTTGGATTATTTTCTGCTGGTGGAACTAATGATACCACACCCTCACAAGTGGAAATCTGATATGCTAAATCACTTAATATAATTGGTTGATTGATTTGCCATTTTTCTACTTGAAAGAATTCTTTTACTTTTTGTATTGTTCTAAACAATACATCATTTTTATTATACCCTCTTTTTGTAACGATATTATATTTTACACCAAAGTTAATTATGTATCCGTCTTTAATGTTGATAGCGTCTGTTAATAATCTATATTGAGATAAATATGTTTTAACATTATTCTTTACCGCCCTGTTTAATCTAACTAAACTTTTACTTGAATCGTATCCCAATAAATACATATTTAGTGCTAATGGATTTTTGACTGCAGTTCCTTTACTTCTCGTATCAACTGTTATACCATCATTAATAACTAATTGTCCATTCTGTTCTAATTGTTCGTCTTGAACAATAAATGCTTTTGCTACATTACCATACTTTTGTGGTAAAGAGTAAACTCTTGTTATGTAATCAGCTTTTGTTACTGCTCTATTTTGTGCATTGAAATAAGCAGATGCATTTTGCTTTATTTCTGTAATGGTTTCTGTTGAAGCACCACCCGAAGCTGGTTCTTCATTTATAGCTGTAATACTTGATTCTACCGCACTTAGTAAGTCAGCGTCTAATCCAAGTGTATTATTAGTATATGATAATCTGTTAAATGATGTTATACTATTTGTTGATACATTGTGTTCTACTGCTCCACCATAATTATAAGTTACGGTAAGTGTTGTGTTACTTGGTGCTAATCCGAATGTTCTTGTTTTTAAGAAATTACTTGGGTCAAATGCTTCATCTAATCTTGAAACACCTAATCCTAATCTTGAACCGACATTATCAGGATTTGGAATGATTTCTTCATCTGCATTATCACTAACTCCGGAACCAAATAGTAATTCCATTTTATTATCATCACGAACTCTTGTTGTGAATCGTCTTGCAGTTTTAATTAACTTTAATAAGTATGGTGTATCGGTTTTGAACTCAGCTAACGCTGGGTCATTGAGTGTTGAATTTTCTTCATCTTCAAACACCGTATCTTGTGCTAAGAAAGGAACTTCATAGTATTTATTATTTTCACTATCTGTAACTTCAACTATACTTGTAACTTTATCATTTGATAAAACTATTTTATCAAACTCTTTTGCATTTGTAAATGAAAAGGTTTCCTCTTCCCTAATACCAGATTGCACCATTCCTCTTTTAGTTAGTCTAAAGTTTGTAGGAATATTACCTGATGAAGGTTGTAATGCTTTTACTTCCATTGTATCTAATGAACTTGATACTTTAAAATCAATATCATCTAATAATGTAAACTCTGTTCCATTGTTTGCTACCAGAGTTGAGTTAGATTCTATCTTTCCTGCAAAATCTAAATCTGGTTTATAATTATCAGAGTCAATAGCTACTGCTGGAACATCTATACTAAATGTCATCTCAACCATAGCAGGTGATGCTAATCTTGGTTTATATCCATATGATTGTGCAATCGCTAAAACATTTTTTCTTTCTTCTGCGAACTGAATTAAAGTTTCTCTAAATTGATTATCAACATAGTAGTTCAATACATCTCCGACATACGCTGCCATTTCAACAAACATCATACCTGGTGATGCTTCATTAAAGTCATTGTATTGATTTGGGAAATAGGATTTCGCAAACTCTATTAAGTTTTCTCTAATATCTGTAAAGTCTCTACCGAGATAACTTACTTCTTTTGATAATATTTTTTTATTTGTTCCGTAGTCGGACATTGTTATTCTCCAATTCTAAAGTCAAAGTTTAATAATTCAATCACATCTGGATTAAGCGTAACTGAAAACTCAACCTGAATATTGACTTGATTTCGTTCTTGTGTAGTGAACACGTTTATAATGTTAATATAAGGTAAGAAATTGTCAGTAGCGGTTCTAATAGTTTCTTCAACTCTATTGGGAATATCTTGTCCTTGTTCAAAGACAATGTTTTTTAAACGACTCCCAAAGCTTGGTTGAAAGATTCTTTCACCTGGCGTAGTAAGTAATAAGTTTCTAAGATTTGCCTTTGATTGTTCTAATACGGTTTTCGTTTTATAGAAAAATCCCTCTGGACTATAATCCAACGGAAATCTTATTCCGACATACTTGTCTTCATTTCTGTCTATTTCTCTTACGCTTCTTGCCATTTTTTATTAAGGTCTAAAATTACCTTCACCACTTTTCTTTTTATTAATTGCTTTCATCAATCCAGAATAATCACGAGTCAATGCATTTTGTACATCTTCAGGAACTGCGTCTACCGAAACACCTGCTTTTTTGATTGAGTCAACTGCTGCCATTTCTCTTGCTTTTTCTTTATTCTGTCCTCTGCCTAAATCACCATAACCTAAGACTTCTGCCATATTATCACTACCTAATATTCCACCACCTAATGTAGGATATTCATCTTCCATTGGTGCACCTAATGGTTTGGTTTGGTTCAATACTTCATTTAACGCTGTGTTTTTTGTGTATTGTTTTTTAGGTTTATTGATAACCCTTTTAGGTTTGGGTTTAGAAATCGTTTCTGCTAATTTGATTTCTTTTTCTTCATTAATAAATATCTCGCTCAGTTGTTTTTTAACTTCTTTACGGACAACTAATTCAATTATATTTCTTAATTTATTTTTGTTCATTTTTAACTCCTTGCTGCTTTAAATAAATTTTTATATGACCTTGCTGTGTCAGCTGAACCGACAACACTATTCAAATCTGAAACTTGGTTTTCAAAACTACTTAATCCACCATTACTGATATACCTTTCTAAATCTTCATCACTTGGATTGTCACCAAGTACACTTCTTAAATCTGCTACACCATCAAAACTATCAAAACTTCCATCATCTATTAGGTTTTTAACACTACCTACATCTGGTGGTGATTGTGATAATGTACTTTGTAATTCAGATGCTTTCTGTATTTGTTCTCCAACTGACTTTTCTAATTCTTCTAATTTTTTAATTTGTTCGTCTGTGATATTTGCTATATCATCAATGATACCACCAAATCCAGCCGGTATCGGTAAAACCGCTTTTATCTCTTCTATGGTTTTTGTTTCCATTATGTATTGACTTAAAAATTCTAAATTAATAGTAGCGTCTACAAATTGTTGTGCACCTTTCAATCCTTTAACAATATCTTTTACGCCAGAAGGTAATGTAGCTGGACTTGATAATTTAGGAATACCAATTATCAGCGCTTGAAATATTTTTTGTATTCCCGTAACTTGTTTTAAAAATCCTATCATATCAAGTTGTCCAAATGGGAATCCATCTTTTGTT